TAATCGCAGTAATGGCCCTGGCAAAAGTAGTAGTAAACCTTACTCCTACAGAAAAAGACAACCAGATATTCGGTTGGATAGATAACCTTATAGGATACTTAATTCCAGATCGAAGGAAGAAGTAAACGACTTTAAAGAAGGGCTCCAAATCGGGGCCCTTTTTTATTGTATCTTTGTTTTTTATTCACCCATTTAATTTTTTGTAAAATGGAAAAATTTTTATCTATCCCAGTCACAGGCTCTGGGGACGTTCTTTTGAACGTAAATGAAGTCCTGTCAGTAACAGCTTCAGGAGCGACAGCTCTAACTACTGTTATCACTTACCTTAACGGTAACGTTGCTACGGTAACGGCAGCTGCTCAAGTAGCTTTCAGTATGAGAAAAGCAATCCAAGACGCTATGGTCGCGGCTTTGCAAACTTCTTGGACTCGCGTTACGTATGATGTAGTGCCTCCACAGGCTGTATCTGGAATTGCAATAACATAAGGCTATGGGAAAGTTTATAAACATCCCCTTGCCATTAAGTAATACAACGGCAACAATGCCTGCTGTGGCTGACTCAGGAACGACATCAGCAGCGACTGCAGGGAAACTAACTGAGGCGGGACAGAATTTTTTAACTACCGTTTCGGTAGGAGACATTGTCTTTTCAACAACATCAGCGGGTAATCTATTTTCTACAGTAACAGCTGTAGATAGCGATACTGTTTTAAGTATTAGCGGAACAGCAACCTCTTTATTGGAGGCTTCTACAGTGGCTTATGAAATATATACAGACGCAGACGCACATACTCTTGTAAATGCTGCAGGAACTTTCCTTACAGATGTTCGTGTAGGAGATCTTGTAGTTAATTCTACAGGGGGTTTTTCTGGCACAGTAACGAAAGTACTTTCTAACACTTCCGTGTTAGTAGATGCTATTCTGTTTAATAACAATGCTACTGATGTGGGAGTAATTATCTCTCAAAGTGGTTTTGGAGGAAGGTTAGTTAATTTAGAAAATATAGTTATGGTTATCCCTACAGCGGGTGGCGCAGGAACCACTCCGGTGGCTCTGCAGTATAAAACTGGAGCTACATCTTCTGATGTTTTAACGATTACAATTTCTAAAGCTCAGGCGGGATACTCGTGGTCTACAGCTTTCACTGATTTAATGGTTGATACGCTACAGTCTTCATGGACAAATGTAGTGGCGGAAATGCCTATGGTTACTGCTCCTGTAGTAGGGGGCGACCCAGCATTTCTTTATGCGACAAGTATAGCTTTAGCTTAAGATATATTATACATATTAGAAAGGGCTCCAAAAAATGGGGCCTTTTTTTTTGTGCTATCTTTGTAAAAATAATTTTACACTATGCCAGCTTCAATAAATGCGGTGCGAAATACGGTGTTGGCTATAGCTAACAAAAATAACTACGGATATATCTCACCCCAAGATTTCAACCTCTACGCTAAACAGGCGCAGATGGATATGTTTGAGGATTACTTTTATCAGTACAACAACTGGATAAATAGAGAGAACGCAAGATCTTCGGGTACGGGATATGCAGATATAATAAAAGGTTTAGAAGAAGTTATAGACTCCTTCTCTGTGCAAGCTTTCTTAGCTCAGCTAAACCCTGTAGCCGTTCCTAATGTACCTTCTGGTTTATCAGGATCGGCAGTGTACTCATTACCAAGCGATTACTATCTTATAAATAAACTATATAGATATCCCACGCGTAGAGTAAGTGGAACCACTTCCAATTCTATTCTGGGCTCCACCCTTCTTATAGACAGCTCTCAAGATTTCTTTACTACAGGTGTACAGCCAGGAGATATCGTTATAAACACAAGCGCTACAGGCGCTGCTCCATATCCCGCTACAGGGGTTCCTGGATTGCAGGGGTGGGTGCAGAATATTTCTAACACAGCGTCGCCCGCTGGATCGAGTATAGTGTGCTCAGCCGCTCTATTCGTAGATCCCGCTGGTGCAGGAGAAGGATATGCTATATATGACGCTAATAATATTGTAGAGGTAGAGAGGGTAAGCCAAAGGAAGATATTCAATCTTACCAGCAGCAACCTCACTTACCCTACACCACAGTACCCATGCTATGTTTTGGATGGGAATTTAATATCTGTATACCCTACCATATGGGATGGTCTTAACGATCCTTTTACTATAGGAGATGGGATGGGCCCGTGCGATGTTAAGGCGCAGTACATCCGATACCCTCGTAATCCTAATTGGACTTTCGCTTCATTGGTAGGTGGAGAACCTCTATTTGATCAATCTCAGAGTGACTTCCAAGATTTTGAATTACCGTCTTCTGACGAGCCTGCTTTGGTAGCTAAGATATGCCAGTATGTGGGTATAGAGATAAGGGAAGCGGAAGTAGTACAGTTTGGTCAAACTGAAGAACAGGTAGATACTCAAGAAACAAGCTAAAGATTATGGCGTATATAACAGATTACGAATACTACGAAAACAACCAAGTCTCTCCACAAGATGAGAACTGGGGGTCGTATCAATATGTCACATTAGACGATATTGTCAACAACTTTATGTTGATGTATCAGGGAAACAATGAGCTTATAAATAATATCAATAGGTATCAAGTTCTATTCTTTGCTAAGAGAGCTATACAAGAATTAAACTATGACGCTATGAAGGAAATAAAAATCCTTCAGCTACAAGTAAACGATCAGTTGCGTTTTGTTTTACCTCCTGACTATGTCAACTGGGTAAGGATTTCTTTGTACAAGAACGGCGTCCTTATGCCTCTCACGGAAAATATCCAAACCAACTGGAGTGGAGCTTACCTTCAAGATAATGAGTACAGGGTTTTATTCGATGCGTATGGAGACGTTCTTAAACCCAATGACTCTCAGTTAGACTTAGATAGAATTACAGGGCAGAAGAAAAGCATATACTTAAACGCAGGCAGTCCATACAATGGGGCTATGGGTTATCTATATGAGGGTGCTTGGTATTTCGATTATCAGATAGGAGCAAGGTTTGGTTTAAATACTGAGACGGCTAACAGCAACCCTACTTTTAATATTAATAAAAGAGCGGGAGTAATAAACTTTAGCTCAGGCATGGCCGCGGAGTCAGTGGTATTAGAATATATCTCTGACGGGATGGAGAAGGGGAAAGACTCTAAGGTAAGTGTGAATAAATTATTTGAAGATTATATCTATGCAGCCATTAAGTATTCTATTTTAAACAATAGACTGTCGGCGCAGGAGTACATTATTAATAGAGCACGGAAAGACAAATCGTCTTTACTTCGTAATGCTAAACTTAGATTAAGTAACATGCACCCTGGTAGACTCCTTATGAATATGAGGGGACAGGCTAAATGGATAAAGTAATATGCTGATACAAACTAACTTTATTGCTGGTAAGATGAACAAAAGCGTCGACGAACGCTTAGTTCCTGTAGGCGAATATGTAGACGCATTAAATGTACGCTTAGGATCTACTGAAGGCACTGAGATAGGTGCGGTAGAAAACTCTAAGGGTAACACCAACCTTACCCCTAATATTGAGTACAACGGAAATCCTCTATCGGCTAACGCGCGGTGTATAGGCGCTTTTGAAGATGGTATGGCGGAAACTATATATTGGTTTGTTTACGATCCAGGTGACCCTGCAACAGGGCAAGTGGAGGTAGATATGATACTATCATATAACACTAACACCAATACATTATTGTATCATGTTGTCAGTACAGAGGTCCTTAACTTCAATCCGACATACCTTATCAACGCGGTAAATAAAATTGAGAATCTCTTATTCTTTACCGATGACCTTAACCCTCCGAGATATATTAACGTAACCAGAAACTACCCTGTACCAACAGGTCTAACTGACGGTATTGAAGAGGAAGACATCAGTGTTATTGTTAAGCCCCCTGGGTTTGAGGATGTAAACCCTACTACGGGTACTCAACCTCTTAGAGCTCCACACGTAGAACTTGTGAATACCGGTCAGGGAGACTACATGGAGATGCGGTTCTTACGTTTTGCTTACCGCTATAGATATTTAGATGGAGGGTACAGCGCTACCTCTTTGTTTACGAACCCAGCCTTTGAGCCTAAAGACTTTGCTTTTAGCCAAGAGACGTTTAAAAACGTCGGCATGATAAATAGGTTTAATGCTGCTAACGTTTGGTTTTCTACAGGATCTGAAAGGGTAAAAGAGATACAGCTCTTATATAAAGACACCACCAGTAACAATATTTTTATTATTAAGAACTATAATAAAGCTGAGCTGGGTTTACCTAATGACTCTTTTGAGCAGGAAGAGTTTAGCAACAGTAAAATCCTTACACTATTAGGATCGGATGAGCTTCTTAGGTTGTACGATAATGTCCCACGAAGAGCTAAAGCTCAAACGATTCAGGGCAATAGATTGATGTATGGAAACTATATCGACCAATATGATGTGGTCAACAGAGAGGGTGGGGACTCTATACAGATGCAGTACCAGCTATCTCCCAGCACGGAGAGCATAGACGTAACCCCATTACCTCCTGCCACAGGCTCTAATGGGACCTACAGTATAGACCCAGCAGATCCATCGACAGTAGTTGCAGACGCTACAGCAGGGTTTGATCTCTCTTCCATTACTACGCCTATTCTACCAGGAACGTATTTCCGTTTCTTCTTGGCTATGCAAAACGTTCAGAGTACGCGAAGCGGAGCCGATGCTCAACCAGCCTCTGTGGTGGTTCCTGATTTTACTATAACATTAAACTTCATTGCTCCGGTACAATATAGTAC